GAGTGTGCCGAGTGTGGCATCCCCACCCGGACTAGTTGTGAGACTGTCGATGTAGCCAGCCTCTTGGCGGCGACGATATGCAAAGTCATTGCCAGCCGATACGGCCTGAGTAATCAGCGTGTAATCGTCTGACGGGTTGGTGATCTGTACGCCAAGGTAAGTAACTAGCTGCGCGGCAGTAACCCATGTGCATGTCTGGGTGTAGGTGACTGTTCCAGTCGCTGCTACTCGCTCGACATTGCTGGCGGTCTTGGCGTACAGCACCTGATTAGCAATAGGCACATTTATGTCATAAAGCAGATCGCCGTCAGTGTCTATACCGATGTACAGATATTGGGGAAGCGCCCTTACCGAATATGAGCCATTAAAAGTTGCATCAACTGATGCGACTGTGATGGATTGACCGACTGCAATTTCCGAGGGGGTCAGAAGTTGCAGTACGGCGTAGTTATCCAGTAGGTATTTTTGTGTAACGCTGTAAACAGCCATGAGCGGATGCTCCGCTCTCGACTAGGCCTGTGTGATCTTGCGGATCATTCCACCAATTGCAGCGAAAGTCGATACATAGCCGTGGAAGGACATGTTGCGTCCCAACACTGATGGCTGCTCGACGCTCATGAGGCCACGAATTGACTCGTAGAACTCGTAAGCATCGCCTTGGCCTTGACCAACACGGGTGATGATCATGGTCTTTGCAGCGAAGTTGCTGTCAACTACCAATTGCAAGCCGAGTGGGTTGCCGTTCCATGATGTTGCGCTTTGCGATCCTGCGGCGTTGTATCCGCTAAGACCGTTGGCGAGCAACGGGAAGATTTGACGGCCCGTTGTATCTGCAAGCTGGCCCAATTGCGCCCAGACATCGACGGACACAAACATGTGGGTTGGCAACCAGTTGCGGTTGCTTGAGATGTCGTTTGCTGCGTCATATACAGACTTGAGCAAGTCGGCAACTGTTCCGTCCCAGACACCCGATGCGTTTGCTGCGGCAAGCAAGTTGTCTGCTGCCAAGTTGTCCGAAGCGATCATGTACTCGCCCATCAAGTCATTCAAGATCAGCTGCATCGCGGCTGGGTTTGTGAAGTCAATGTCCTGAACAGACAGGGTTACTTGTCCAGCAAGTGTGGTTTTGCTGATCGAGTTCGACGCAATGACCATAGTTGTTGCTGATGCTGAACCCAATTCTGACTGCGATGCAACGCTGGTATGCGTGGTGATCGTTGGACGAATAAAGGTTTTCGATTGTCCACTGTCAGGGTAAGCGCGAGCGCCAACTGCTTCTACAACTGGACGCAAGAAGTTAAGGTCTTGCACCAATGGCCCGAGGACTGGAACTGGCAAGAGACCCGGTGTATCGGTCGTAATGACATCGCCTGCAGCTGCTTGCAATGCTGTGCGCTTTGATGCGGTGTATTCTGCGACTGCTTTGTTCATGTTGTGAAAAGTGTCGCCACCAATGTGGTAGGCAGCCATGAACTCGCCTGCGTTTGGCAACTTGAACTCGCGTTTTGCTTGTGCTGGAATTGCAGCGGTTGGGATGGTTGCCTCGACTGCTGGGACTGTTACTTCTGACATGGGTTCTGTCTCCTCTGTGGGTTCTTGTATTTCATTATTGTCGGTCTCTTCGGGTTCGTGGTGGATACTGGCAGCAATATCTGTGATAATCGCGCCAGCAAAGGCTGGGACTGGAACCATGGACAACTCGATCCAATCGGCAGCAAGGACAGTAATTGAGCCGTCTTCGTTTGCTCGGGTCTTTGTAGGGTTTACGCCAACAGATACTGAGTCGAGAACGCCGTCAAGGGCGAGCTGCAAAGCCTCGTCGCCTGCCGCGGTCTTGCTGATCTTGGCACTAAACAACATGCCCTCAGCGGTGTCGACGCGCTCGGTAACAATGCCGATGGCCTGATTGCTGTCGTGGTTCATGTAGAGCCGTGGGGCTTTGCCCTCAACTGGCAGGCTGCCTTGCTCAAAGGTTACGGCTGTACCGTCCGAGACAGTTGCTGCCACACCGTAAGGCACAGCGATGCCTGTGATGGTTCGTGATGGTGTGCCGTCGCCTGCTGCTGCGTCGATGCTGACGGATGGTGCGGTAAATCTGATCATGAGTTTGCGATCTCCTCTTGCGTGTTTTCTGATGTTGGTGTTTCCATTTTGTCTGCTAAATAATTCTCTTCAAGATATGACTCGTAATCGAAGGCAACAAAAGTGCCGTTCGGTAGCACATTGTTCATTGACAATGTTTCTGCTATTGCGTCGGCATAAAGTTTTACACCAAAGAACAGCAAGTCCATGCGCGCCTGTTGTGACGACTGGTACGAGTAAGACCCGGTCGATACGCCGATCAAATATGGCGGCACATTGCCGATCCGTCCACCAGTTTCTAGTGCGCTGTAGTTTGCTGACTCGATGAGCAGCATTTTGTCTGGCGACATTGTTGTCGGTTCGTAAGATAGAAACTCGTTTAGTGCAGCGGTCTGATTAGTTGCGCGCGCTTGGTTAAATGCAGCTGCAAGATCGGCAAGTTCTTGTGCGCTTAGCGGTTCGCCACCAGTTTGCTTAAGTACGCCAGCAGGGATCGACGATGAAGCATTGCGCGCTCGAGCGTCTTGGATTTTGATTGCGGTTTCGATTGCGGCCTGCGATGAATAGACCATGCCTTGTGTTGGCGACAAGAACTGGATCAAGTTCTTAGGGTCGATCTCGCCGCCTTGGAAGTACACCTGCGATGATGGTGCAAACCATACGGGGCCAGCCATGTCCGTTGTGGTAACTGAGCCTGCTGGTAGTCGAGTGAAGGTTGCTGGGAAGCCGTCGGCGGTGCGACTGGTGATGTACCAGAACGCGCGCCCATAAAAATACAAGTCGTCAAAAGTCCACGACATAAGGAAGTTGTACGGGACGGTTGGGTCTGGTCGGCGTAGCCAAGTGCGCGGCGCAATATAAACGCGTTCCATTTCTTCGCCGTTCCACATTTCGTTGTACATCTGCAATGGCATGCAGCCGATTACTGATGCAAGTAGATCGCGTGCGCGTGAGATCGCTGGGATTGAGATTGCTGCTGCGCGCAGTTCGCCTTCGCGGTAGGTGTAGTACTGGCCGATCATGTTTTTGCCGACATTGCTGCTGTTGTACCCGGGGCTCATTGCACCAGCAGCTGCCGCTTTAGCAGGCGCTGGACTAATGGCAGCCTTGCTTATTTTGCGGTCAAATAATCCCATGCCACAACATTACAGATGCAAGCGCTGTGATGGTGGCACTCGATCGGCCTAATCAGTTCCCGACGAAAGGCTAGGTACTTCGACCGAGTGCCGAGGGTATGTTACTGACTAACAGTGACCAGCATCGGCTTACCTGACACTGATGGCCTTGAGCACAGTGCAGCCGCCCAGATCATGCAGCGACACAACTCGATCGGCCCGGGTGATCTCTGAGATGACACTGCGACAGAGCCTTGCGATCGGACAGCGACAGCGCGCTGCACATGTTCAGCCAACTGGGTTGAGCCGTCATGTAGCAGCATTTTCTCTGCTATCAAGTTTCTTACTGTGGGGGTGTATTTCAGTATTTCGCCGTAGCCGACAATGACTTTTTTGGTTTCTAGGTGTCGAGGCCACTGGATGTCGATGCTCGGTGAGATAGCAAACTTGCAGCCGTCAGCGGTCAGCCGATCAACCTCAAGCAAGAGAGCTGCGAAACTGTCCACGACGAAGGCCACGGTCACGACAATGCGACGATCTGGCAGTGCCACGGCGCGTAGGCCGAAGTAGCGCGAGTCGTCCATGCTGGTCTCGATGGCAACGATGCCGCCTTTTGGTATGTCGCCTTCGTGCTCGAGTGCAGGCCAGACACCCGGCGGTATCCAGCCGCGATCGGAAGCCACCCACAGATTGACGGATGCTCGTAAGAATTGTGCGCGGTCAGGGTTCTGAGACTCGGCCTCAATCGTTGACAATTCTAAAGTGTGACCGAGCGCAGGGTTGCCGTAAGCCCATGCGGCAGGGTTCATTGGGTCAAGGTCTGGCGGCGGTGACCACTCGGCAAAATACAGCGACGATCGTTCTCCTCGATCTATAGCCCGTAACCCCTGTTCACGCCAACGCAGAAAAGCGGTCGATGCCTCAGTGCCAGCCGTTGACCAGCAGCTGAGTAGCGGTGATTTTCGTGCGCGCATGGATGGGATTAGACCGCCGTCAATAGCGAGCTGCGACATGTCCCAGATTTCGTCTGCCACGATCAGATCGTTGCTAGTGCCGTGACCGACCGAAGGCTTTGCAGCCCTGACCGTCCACTTGCTGCCATCTGGCATCGTCACCGAGTTTCGACCGTAAGCCTTGACACAGGATGCACCGAAGCGCGCCTCGAGCACTGGGGCTATCTCATCAAAGAGCGTGATCGCCAAGTCAAGTCTGTTAGCGGTCGTGAGCACTGTCTGTTTTTTGCCCCGTATTTTGGGCATCTCTGTGAGCCACCAGCCGACAAGACTACCTAAAGCAACGGTCTTGCCGTTCTGTCTGGCAGTAGAAACAAGGCTTGTCCGATGCAGCAACTCACCATGCTCGTCATAAGCCAGCT